TGGTTGGGTGTAGGTTCAGTTCGTTGTGGCTTTGTGATTGATGGCAAGTTCCACATTGCTCATATCTTCCAAAACGCTAACAATCTTTCTACGACCTACATGACTACAGCTATTCTGCCTATTCGTGTTGAGATTGAGGCTAAGGCTGGTCTTGCTAGTGCTGCAAAGCTAAAACAGATTTGTTCTACTGTTATCTCAGAAGGTGGCTACGAACAAAAGACTGCTATGCAATGGGCACGTATGACAACTGCTACTTCGCTCAGCACATCCTTTGAACCGCTTGTGAGCATTAGACTGAACGCAAGTAGGCTTGGTGCTGTAGTCCTACCTGCACGTTATGTAGTACTTCCACAATCTGCTCCTGCAGACTATGAAGTTGCTCTTATTAAAAATGCCACACTTACTGGCGCATCATATACTACTGGCACATTTACTAATGTTGATTATGATTTAGCAGCTACAGCACTTAGTGGCGGCACTATAGTTGATCTTGCGTATCTTTCTTCGTCTAATCAAGCAGGCGGAAACATTGAACAACCTATTATTTACAACTTCGATCTGCAACTCGGTGTGACCCTAGGCGGCACAAGTGATGTTTACTCACTTGCAGCAAGGGGCCTCAGCGGTACGCCTAATATCATTGGTGCCCTTGCATTCTGGGACTTGACTGACTGATGCAATCTAATCGTAAAAAACGCACACTAGCATTGGAGTTAGGTACAACTAACTCTGATATTTACACATGTCCAGATAGGTATGATGGCGATGTTAACAGCATCATTGTCTCTAATGCTACCGCTAATGTTGTTACTGTCAGTCTCGATTGGTACGATGCTGCTAGTACTACCTATTACACAATCATGGAACAAGTTCAGCTCAAGCCTTATTCGTTGGTTCAGCTAACTGAGTATCCGTTGTTCCTGCGTAAGCAAGACAAGATTCGTGGACTTGCAAGCGTAGTGAGTGCGGTTACTGTCACAGTGGCTGTAGAAGAACATCTTAACAGCGTAGGCTTTTGATTATTGCATATGGGGTTTGCATTCTTATATCTAGTGTGCTATAACTAGATATGATATAACTGCTCTCAATGGGCAAGTGCCCATTCAAAGGAGAACAGTTATGCTAAACTACATCAAGTCCGTATGGGACGCCATTGTTGAATATCAAGAGAAACGCGCTACACTTTACGCCCTATCACGCTTGAGTGATAAAGAACTGGCCGATATCGGTCTTCCGAGACATAGGATTTATGAAGTGGTATTCGACGATGAAACAGGCAAAGTCCAAAGTCAACGAAGCTGGGAACTACACCAAGCCTGCAATGCGAAAGCAATTGTTTGAGAAGATCAAGGCTGGTGACAAAGGTGGTAAAGCGGGTCAGTGGTCTGCACGTAAAGCGCAGATGCTGGCCCGTGAATACAAAGCATCTGGTGGTGGATACAAGTAATGGCACTTGCTAAATCACAGAAGTCACTCAACGAGTGGACAAAGCAGAAGTGGCGTACTAAAAGTGGTAAGCCTTCCACCCAAGGCTCAAGTGCTACAGGTGAGCGATATCTTCCTGAAGCTGCCATCAAAGCAATGCCTGCATCGCAGTACGCTGCGTCTAGTGCAAAGAAACGAAAAGATACAAAAGCTGGCAAACAGTTTTCTAAACAGCCCGAACAGGCAGCTAAGACTGCTAAACGTTTTAGGTAAATTCGACTAACTGTTTGCTAGAGATATGCAATGGACCCTATATCTATAATAGCTGCGGCTACGACAGCTTTTAATGCACTCAAGAAAGGCATTGAAATTGGTCGAGAACTGCAAGATATGGGTGGTCAGCTATCTCAATGGGCTTCCGCTATTAGTGATCTTGAGTTCCTTGAAAGACGAGTCCAGAACCCGCCGTGGTACAAAGCGTTTAGTTCTAGTGTTCAAGCAGAAGCAATAGAGATATTTGCAGCTAAACACAAAGCGCAAGCCATGCGTGACGAATTGAAGCAGTACGTACAGTTCTCACATGGACAGTCTGCATGGAACGAACTGCTGGCTATTGAAGCCAAGATACGTGTGCAGCGACAAGAGCATGAGTATCGCAAACAAGAGATAAAAGATAACATCATATCTGGTGTGCTCTTGTTCCTGTCGCTCACAAGTATCACCGCTATGCTTACGTTATTTATTATGGTCTACGTGTCCTATGGTAATTGATTTCGACATCAACAAAGACGGCAAAGTGTCTCCAGAAGAAGTAGAACGTCGTGAGCGTATGCTTGAACTGGAGTTGCGTGAGGAAAAAGCAGACGCACAGAAACACATGGCATGGGTTGCAATGGCAGCTATGATTGTGTTCAGTGCAATCCTGTTTAGCCCGATTGTTACAGATGAACGTGTGTCTGCACTGGCTGATCTGCTGGGCCTGTTCTACATCGCACAGACAGGCGTAGTTGCTGCATACATGGGTGCCACTGCCTACATGTCGAGCAAGGCATCTGTATCCAGTCGCAGTGCCGCAATGTCGGGAAGTGAAAAGGATTACTGATGGCCGAGTCTAACTTTGAACGAGTGATGCGTGAAATCTTCCACCATGAAGGTGGATATGTAGATCATCCTGCCGATCCGGGCGGTGCTACAAACAGGGGTGTCACGTTTGCTGTTCTTCAATCTTGGCGCGGTAAGCCGATTACAAAGCAAGATGTCAAAGACCTTACAGAAGAAGAGGCAATGGACATCTATCGTATGAACTACTGGCGTCCTACCAAATGCGATCAACTGCCCGCTGGTGTTGATCTTGTTATGATGGATGGCTCTGTCAACTCTGGCATTGGTCGTGCGCCTAAGTGGATTCAACTTGCTGTTGGCGTTGAGCCTGATGGTAAGATTGGTCCCATGACTATTGCTGCAATTAATGATGCTGATCCAATAAAAGTTATTGACACTGCCCTTGATGCTCGGCTAAACTTCTTGCAGCGGCTTAAGCATTGGGAAACTTTTGGCAAAGGCTGGAAGCGTCGTGTCGATAGCGTACGTCAAGTTGCTAAAGACATGGCTAAGTAGTGGGCAAGTGGCTTGTAGTATTTCTATTCCTGTCATCCTGCTCTGGCCTTCCATTAGGATTGCTAACAGGTGGTGGTGGCACTAATGCCGCTGCGAATGTTCAGGCAGGCAAGACCAACAATCAAACTGTTGGCATGTCTGAACAGACATCTCAAGAGATTAAAGTAGAAACAGTACAGGGTACTATTCAGCAAAGCAAAGATAGCAACAGTGTTCGCACAGAACGAGTAGAAAACCTAACGATCAACCAAATACCTGTATGGGTTATTCTACTACTACTGTTGGGTTGGTTACTTCCTACACCAACACAGATAGTTAAAGAAGTAATGCAATGGTTTGGTTTTGCAAAACACAAACAAAAGTATAGGTAACATATGGCACGTGAACTTACAGATAAGCAAAAGGCTTTCCTTGAGCACCTCTTCGATGAGGCTAATGGTGATCCGCTTGTAGCCAAACGGCTTGCAGGCTATTCGGAATACATGCGTACTTCTGAAATCGTCAACAGCCTTAAAGATGAGATCATGGAAGCTACGCAAATGTATATGGCACGTAACGCTCCTAAAGCTGCCATGTCGCTTGTCGGTGCTCTGAAAGACCCTACTGAACTTGGCATTCGTGACAAGATGAGTGCAGCCAAAGAACTGCTGGATCGTACTGGTCTGGTTAAGGTTGAGAAGATGCAAGTTGAAACAAAAGGTGGTGTCATGCTGATGCCTCCTAAAAATGCACACATAGAAGATGATGAATAGAACTGTAGGTAAATGGACGCTACCACAACCACTCGGACTGAAAGATGAAAATGAGTGGCTACCTGTTCCAAAGATTGCACGTACTATTCCCTTTGGCTATCAAGTCGATCCAGATGATGAGCACGTACTACTGCCTATCAAAAATGAACTGGACTTGCTTGAGAAGGCTAAAGACTATCTGAAACAGTACTCATATCGTGAAGTAGCTAACTGGTTAAGCAGGAACACTAACAGATACATATCGCATGTAGGCTTGAGAAAACGAATAGACGATGAGCGTAGAAGAAAAAACAAAGCTGGAATCTATCGCAGATGGCACAACATTGCGAAAGCGGCGCTCGCCAAAGCGGATGAACTCGAACAGAAACGCCTCAACGCGAAAGCAAACACCGACGAAAGTGGAAGCGGCACCGAAGCCGGAAGCACCTGAGATTATTCGTATCGACAGTGAGACACTTCCCGAAGAAGAATACAACGTTGTCTTCAAGCCTAATGCTGGTCCGCAGACTGAGTTCCTTGCTGCTGCTGAACGTGAAGTACTGTATGGTGGCTCTGCTGGTGGTGGTAAGTCGTATGCCATGCTTGCTGATCCACTACGCTACATGGGCCATCCTGCATTCAGTGGACTGCTTCTGCGCCATACTACAGAAGAACTGCGTGAACTTATCTTTAAGTCTCAGGAAATGTATCCTAAGATTTGGCCGGGGATCAAATGGTCTGAGCGTAAAATGCAGTGGACCGCACCATCAGGTGCCCGTCTATGGATGTCGTATCTAGATCGTGAAGAAGACGTGTTGCGCTATCAGGGTCTGGCATTTAGCTGGATTGGCTTTGACGAATTGACGCAGTGGCCTACGCCGTTTGCATGGAACTACATGCGTTCTCGTCTTCGTTCTACTGCCAATGACTTGCCTGTGTACATGCGAGCCACTACCAACCCCGGTGGCCGTGGACACAATTGGGTCAAGAAGATGTTCATTGATCCTGCTCCTGCAAACAAGGCATTTGAGGCAACGGATATCGAAACAGGAGAAGTGCTACGCTATCCTGATAGTCACCCTAAATCTGGCAAGGCACTGTTCAAACGTAGGTTTATACCTGCACGGCTGAGTGACAACCCGTATCTTGCCGAGCAAGGCGATTACGAAGCAATGCTTCTGTCACTGCCCGAGCAACAAAGGCGACAACTGCTTGATGGCGATTGGGATATCAAAGAAGGTGCAGCCTTCACTGAGTTCAATCGTAACATCCATGTTATTGAGCCGTACAAAATCCCGTCTAATTGGGTGAAGTTTCGGGCGTGTGATTATGGCTACGGCTCCTACAGTGCAGTGCTGTGGTTTGCTGTAGCGCCTAATGAACAGATTATTGTCTATCGTGAACTGTATGTCCGTAAGATGCTGGCTACTGATCTTGCTGACACGATCCTCAAGATGGAAGCTAACGACGGCAATATCAAGTATGGCGTTCTAGACTCGTCCCTGTGGCACAAGCGTGGCGATACAGGCCCATCTCTGGCAGAGCAGATGATCATGCGTGGATGCCGCTGGAGGCCCTCAGATCGCAGCAAAGGCTCTCGTGTGGCAGGTAAGAACGAAGTACACCGCAGGCTGCAGGTAGACGACATTACTGAAGAGCCACGGCTGGTGTTTTTCAATACGTGCATAAATACGATTGCACAGATTCCTGCTTTGCCTATCGACAAAGATAACCCAGAAGACATTGACACTAAATCAGAAGATCACTTGTACGACGCATTACGCTATGGTATCATGTCACGACCGCGCTTTAGTGTCTTTGACTATGATCCAACAGGTAGACCTTCCGTTGGTATGAGAGTGGCAGACGCTACATTCGGCTACTAAAGGTAACTCAAATGGCTAAAGATAACGATGTATTTATCGAAGACGACGCTGTTGTACTCGGTGATACAGCCAATTCTACTCAGGAAGATGCTAATACTAGCCGCATCATTTCTTATGTCATGGAACGTTTCCTTCGTTCTGAAACAGTACGTCGCCAAGATGAAGATCGTTGGCTCCGCGCCTATCGTAACTATCGTGGTATCTATGGGCCGGATGTCCAGTTCACAGAAGCGGAGAAGTCTCGTGTTTTCATTAAAGTCACTAAGACAAAAACTTTGGCGGCGTATGGGCAAATTGTCGATGTTCTCTTTGCTAACAACAAGTTTCCTATCTCTATTGATCCGACTGAACTACCCGATGGAGTAGTTGATAGTGTAAACTTTGATCCTATGGCTCCTGACCAACTTCGCACAGGAAGCCTTAGTGATCCTATTAGTCCGTATGGCTATGCTGGTGATGGCCGTGAACTGCCCAAAGGTGCTACTCGCAAGACACTTGGCGAAAGCATTGGACGCAATCTTGGTGAACGACTGCAGAATGTCAAAGGCGTAAGTGAAGGCCCCGGCGTAATGCCGACTTCTGTTACGTATGAGCCTGCAATGATTGCTGCAAAAAAGATGCAGAAGAAGATTCAAGATCAACTTGATGAGTCTAATGCAACCAAACACCTTCGTAGCACAGCATTTGAGATGGCATTGTTTGGCACTGGCGTAATGAAAGGCCCGTTTGCTGTCGATAAAGAATATCCCAACTGGGACGATGACGGCGAATACAACCCCCAGTTCAAAACAGTTCCGCAAGTCACGCATGTGTCCGTATGGAACTTCTATCCCGATCCTGATGCGAGCAATATGGATGAGGCACAGTATGTGATTGAGCGGCACAAGATGTCGCGCACTCAGCTTCGTGCCCTTAAGCGTCGTCCCTACTTCCGTGGTGCAGTAATTGATGAGGCCATTTCGTATGGCGAAAACTACGTGAAGAAGTATTGGGAAGACGATCTTGCCGACTATGCGCCGGATCATGGCATTGATCGTTTTGAGGTGTTTGAATATTGGGGCATGATTGATGTCGATATGCTTCTTGAGTATGGTATCGACATTCCCCGTGAACTTCGGGACGTTGACGAACTGCAAGCTAACGTATGGGTCTGCAACAATAAACTAATCCGTATGGTGTTGAATCCGTTCAAGCCTGCTGTCATTCCCTACATGGCATCGCCTTACGAACTCAATCCTTACAGCTTCTTTGGTGTTGGCATTGCCGAGAATATGGATGACACGCAGACGCTGATGAATGGCTTCATGCGTATGGCTGTTGATAACGCTGTGCTTAGTGGCAACCTGCTTATTGAAGTCGATGAAACTAATCTAGTGCCGGGACAAGACCTGTCTGTATATCCCGGTAAAGTGTTTAGGCGTCAGGGTGGGGCACCGGGACAGGCTATCTTTGGTACAAAGTTTCCCAACGTCTCACAAGAAAACCTGCAACTGTTTGATAAAGCTCGTGTCCTTGCAGACGAAAGCACTGGCTTCCCGTCATTTGCACATGGACAAACTGGCGTGATGGGCGTTGGCCGTACTGCCAGTGGCATGAGTATGCTGATGGGTGCGGCAAGTGGCACAATCAAAAGTGTCATTAAAAATATTGACGACTATCTTCTTAGGCCGCTGGGTGAAGGTCTGTTCAGGTTCAATATGCAGTTTGACTTTGACCCTGATATCAAAGGCGATCTTGAGGTTAAGGCTCGCGGCACTGAAAGCCTTATGGCTAATGAAGTTCGTAGCCAACGTCTGATGCAATTTCTTCAAGTTGCAAGCAATCCGGCCCTTGCACCCTTTGCTAAATTCCAGTATATTATTCGTGAGATTGCAAAATCTCTCGACCTTGATCCAGACAAAGTTACAAACGATTTGAATGAAGCTGCACTTCAAGCTGAAATGATGAAGCAGTTCCAACAAGAACAACCGCAAATGGCTGGTCCTGCTGGCGCAAACCCTGCTGATGTAACTGGTGCTGGTGGAGGTACAATAGGTACAGGCATGGTACCAATGCCACAGGAACAAGGATTTAGCGCAAATGCAACACAAGGAATGGCTCAGCCAACTCAAGCCGCTGGTCAGCAACCAAGCCCAATGGGATAAGTTTCATAACTACATTGAACACTTGATTGATATCCAACACAGGACAATGGAACAATCAGATAGCATTGAGTCAATTCGTCGGGCACAAGGCGCTATCTATCAGCTTCGTAGACTGCAACTACTGCGGGATGAAGTTCTAAGGCAAAATTAAGGAACGCTTACATGTACGGAAAACAAATGGAAATGTTTGAAGATGGTGGCCTTAACCAAGAGGGCGGCATGGTAGACGAAGTGTCTGGTAATGATGTGCCTGTTGGAAGCACTCGTTCAGAAGTTCGTGATGACATTCCTGCTATGCTTAGTCAAGGTGAGTTTGTTTTTCCGGCAGACGTAGTGCGTTATTTTGGTCTTGAGCGGTTGATGGAGATGCGTCAGCAAGCCAAGATGGGCCTTAAGAAAATGGAATCTATGGGACAGATGGGTAATAGTGAAGAAGCCACTATGCCGGATGATCTTCCGTTTTCTGTTGATGAACTTCAATATGAAGAAGATGACACTGAAGAGTACGCGCAAGGCGGATACATTAAAGCTCAACAAGGAACGTTTGTTCCTGCAGCAGATAACATGCTGTCTTCTCCTTCTTACTTTGCTAGTAACCCTGTTAACATTGCTCCTGCAACAACGCTGGGCGCTAGTGGGTTTACTGAACCCGCTTCTGTAGCAACACAGACTCCTGCTGCTGCAACACAAGCTCAAACTGTAAATGTCCAACCTCAAGCGGGTAGTGTTGTTCAGCCTGATTTTAGGGTGCCTACATATCAAGATGTGTATACATTCAAAAAGTATATCAATACATCGACAAAAGAAATTCGTGACTTTCCTTTCTACTTTGACCAACCTGTTACACCTATTCCTGAAGGTTTTGTGCCTTATACTGCGACTGAACAGCAACAGCCTGCTGATACGGCTACTCAAACTACACAGATGCTGCAAGAAGATGGTGGCGATGACAGTGAGCCTATGCCTACGCCTGCACCTGTTGACTATTCTAAAATGGGCGCAGAAGAAATCATGCAAGCGTACAAGAACAATCAAACCGCTAGTGCAATTATGATGGGTGTTGGTGCCGCATTCCCGCCTGTTGGTCTGTTTGGTGCATGGGCTACTAATCGTGAAAAGAACAAGATCACTGCGCGTATGGAGGAGCTTGGTCTTGAAGTGCCTAAAGATGAAGGCATCTTTGGCAACGTGATTAGCGGTATCAAGAATCTGTTTGGCATGGATCAGCAAGCTGCTACTGCTGCTACTGCTGCAACTATCCGTGGCGCTGGTACTGCTGCTGGTGCAGGCACTACTCGTCGTGCGGACGCTGGCGCTGGCGCAGGGGCTGCTCGTGAAGTTAGACCTACTGCTGGTCTATCTCGTCCTATATACGAAACTAAAAAAGCTCCTGTTTCTAGTGGCCGTGGAACAATTCAAGCTACTGCGCCCGTTACGAAAAAAGATAGAGACAGCAATGATGTATTTGCAGCCGCTGAAACTGCTGCACAATCTGCAAGAAAAGCTCTTGAAACATCTCGGGGTGCAACTCAAAAAGTCCTTGATGCTGCGGTTTCTCGTGGAGTAAAGGCTGGTAAATCTGATAATGAAATTATTAAAGAAGGTGTTAAAATTCTTGATGAAGCAAAGAAAGTTGAAGACGCGCTAAAAGATCAAGCTAAAGGTATTCGGCGCGGTTACAACAAAGGTGGACTAGCAGCACGTACAAAATAATAATCTGCTAGATATGTCTGGCTACTCATCCCCCTGTAATACAGGCTACGACGGCCCCAGAGAAAGTAAAAACTGTGAATACTGAAACGTTT